TCCTTTTCCCAAGGAATCATATTTTCTAGTTCTGTCAATGAATATTTATGATGCTGCATCAAGGCAAAATTAACCTTAAAGTATGACTCAAGATTAGTATGAGCCATACTCACCCGAAAAAAGATGTCAACCCCTCAAGAACAACTTCACTTTGAACGCCAGTATTAGGATTCTTCACTTTAATCTTGTGGGACAACTTAGGCATCGTATCAAAGAAAGTTTCAATCTCTTTGAATTGTTTCGAGCTCAATTGCTCCAAGAACTCACGAAGTTCTTTCTTTGTGCAGTCAGATGCATTCCAAGATTCTTCTTCATTATAAACTTGCTCAATACAAGAAGAAATCAAATCAAAGGTATCATCAACACCAATAGATTCTGTAGTGCTAAAGTTTGATTTGATAAACTCACTCATCGAAGGATACTTCATTCTCAGGACAAGATCGTCCCCGAGATCTATGTCTCTCTTATGATTCTTAGAAGTTTGGACTTTGATGTCGTCAAGGTTAATCAAGGTTGGGACTTGAGTTGTATTGTCATCAGGACAAGTAATCAAAACCTCAACATCTTCTCCGACAGACTTACCGCGAATATTCAAGAAGATGTATTCAATATCAAATGTAGATAACTCTTCAACTTTTACACCTCTGGTAATGATGCAACCAGAGATAACATCTTTTACAGCATTCGCAATCTGCTTGTTATCCTCACTTTCCATCGCAATGATGAGGATTTTTTCTTCTTTAACAAGGAATGGTCTATACTTTATTTTCTTCTTCGTAGATGGAATTTCCAACTCATATGTTGGCGTAGAGATCTTTGGTAAAGGCATAATAACCCAAAAAATTCAGTTATGAATATTTATGGCTCTCTGCTGGTACCTGTTATGTCTCTATAAACCTGACCACTATTGATTGCTTCAGCAACGGAAACACCACGAGGAATGAATCTAACACCACTTGCACCCACAGTGCTACCACGAACTGGAACTAAGTTTTCTTGAGATTGTGATGCATCTTCTACAACAGTATTATTATTTTCAGTTCCTTGCTTGTTATCATCAACTCCTCTGTAGATAGAATAACTATCTGCTCTCCCAGCAATATATCTGTCAACATTAAATGTCACTGTTGCCTTGAGTATCTCAGAGTTTCCATAATTCACAGGTGTCGAGTTTAGTGATTGTGGAAACATACCAAAGAATGTATATTCAATATGATTATCATAATCTCTATCAAACTTAATCAACTTGGTTTGATTGCACTTGTAATCTTCTGGATACAACATTCTAAAGTAGTATCCTTCATCTGCCTGAGATGCACCAGATCCACTTGCAATAAATTCCATCCAGTGCTCAAAAAATTTTATAGTTTTATATTCGTGATCAACATAAAACTCAAGTTGAATTTCGGTAAACTGACGAGTATGTGCAAACTTTTCAGCCACACCCATATAGTTGCCAACAATATCTGCTGTGGCAAATGAACTTCCAGGTATTACAGCAGCACTGCAAAGTAATCCAGATGTTTCTGTGATAAATCTATATCCAATACCTCTTACATTCAAATGTTGTCTCAATGCAGTTGGCAATCCACCAAAAGACAGTTGATAGTGGGAGGTTTGTGCTAAGTTAGTTAGCGTTGGTTTGAAGTCGGATATCTTTCTTGGTTTAGGTGCTGGCACTCTAAATACCTTATACGAGTATTACATTATTAAGTATTTAGATGGCATATAAGGGGAAATATCAACCTTCCAATCCAAAGAAATACAAAGGTGACCCAACCAATATCATTTACCGCTCTCTTTGGGAGCGCAAGATGATGAGATATTGTGACTTGAATGAAAATGTTTTGGAATGGCAATCAGAAGAATTTTGTATTCCTTATCGCTCACCAATAGATAATAGAATTCATAGATATTTTCCAGACTTCTTTATCAAGTATAGAGATAGTGATGGTAAAATTAAGTCCTCATTGATTGAAGTAAAACCTTTGAAGCAAACTACACCTCCACCAAAACCAAAGAGACAAACTCAAGGTTATATTCGTGAGGCTTATGAGTATGCAAGAAACCAAGCGAAGTGGGAAGCAGCGAAAGAATGGTGTCTAGATCGTGGTTATGAGTTTAGAGTCTTTACAGAGAAAGAACTCGGTATTAAGTAATGCCAAGAAAGACCGTCAAAGAGCAAAAACAGAAAAGACCTACGGATACTGATACTAACCGTAATCGTATTCGTATGGTCACTGATAATCTTGTCGGTAATGAAGACTCTGATGATATTATGATGGAGTTGATGGAAACATTAAAAGACTCTGAGATTTCTCCACAAGAAGTGCAGTCTGGAAAATATTATATTTTTGTTTATAACCCCAAAACGCCATTTGTTCAATACGACCAAAATCCTTTGGTTGCTGTAACTGATGTATTTCAATGGGGTTTTCGTGGTATCAACTTTCATTGGTCCACTAGAACAAGTCAACCAATTAGACAGTATACTCTGACTGAGGTTGCTGGTGGTGTGTATGAAGTATATGCTTCTGAGTTAAAAGACCTGAGAGCACTACCTTTTGCCAACTTCCGTCTAAATAGTTAGAAAAGCGTATAATGGCTGATCCATCCAGTAATCCTTCATTTGGCGTAGTAAGTGCTGATAATCAAGCACTTACGGATGCTGGTAGTTCTTTATCTGGACGGGGTACATTAGCAAAAGAAGGTGTCCTTCCTGGTATTGGTTCCAGAAGTGCGTTAGGTCCAAAAGTATTTCAGTATAGATATCCTCTCAAAAGAATTGAAGGTGGGTCAGATTATCTTTCTATAAGTATATTGGATTATGATCCAGTAACATTAAAAGCGGTTGGATTTAGTGAAAATGAAGCCAAAGAAAAAGATCAAAATGGCAATTCAGTAACAAAAAGAGATAAAAAAGGAAATATAGTATATGAATACAATCAAACCAAAGGTGAAATTGGTGATCTATTTACAGGATCTATAACTGCTAAGGAAAGATTGCAGCAGAATAAAAAAATAAACGGATTTATATATTTACCAATACCACAAAATATTCAAGATACTACTTCAGTTACTTGGGGTGAAGATAGTTTAGATCCTTTGTCTGCTTTTGGTCTTTCTTTTGGTGCTGATGCACTAAAAGATCCTGGTGGAGCAGTAAGAAAATATTTTGAATTGGGTAAGGACAAACTTGGACAATTAGCACAAGAAGGGTCTGCAAGAGATGCTCTAATGGCAGCAATTGCTGGACAAGCATTTGGTGCTCTTGGTGGTAATGTCAGTGTTTCTGGTCTTGTTGCAAGGGCAACGGGTCAGGTATTTAATCCTAATATGGAATTACTCTTTCAAGGAGTAAATATTAGGTCTTTTAGTTTTACATTTAATTTCGTTGCAAGAAGTACAAGAGAAAGTCAAGAAATTAAAAACATTATTAGGACTTTCAAAAAGTCAATGACTCCCTCAAATAGTGCTAATAATGGGAATAGAGGAGTTTTTATTAAGACACCAAAAATATTCCAACTTGAATATAAAAAAGGTAATGCACCTCACCCATTCTTGAATCGTTTCTTACCAATGGCACTGACTAATGTTGCTGTGAATTACACTGGGTCAAATACCTATGCAACTTATTGGGATGGCACACCAGTACATATTTCAATGCAACTTGACTTCCAAGAACTCAACCCACTTTATACTGAGGATTATGAGACTACTGATGGACAAATCGGAGTAGGTTACTAATGTCTTATTTCAGAGAACTACCAGACTTATACTATCAGTCACCCTTATCAACCCGTAATGCATCGACTGAGTATGTAAGAGTTAAAAACTTATTCAGAAGAGTCAAACTGCGTGATGACTTACAGAATGTGTTTACTCTTTTCAACAAGTATGAAATTCCTGAAGGGTCAAGACCAGAATTAATAGCAGAAGCACTCTATGGTTCTCCAGAATTAGATTGGGTCGTATTACTTAGTGCAGGTATTGTGAATGTAACTGACCAATGGCCTCTTTCAAATAGAGACTTATATGTTTATGCGGAGAATAAGTATGGTAATGAGTTAAACTCTGTGCGTTTTTATGAAACCACTGAGGTTAAAGATTCTAGTGGGAGATTGATTCTTCCAAAAGGAAAGATTGTATCCTCAAACTTCACTATTCCTAACCCATCCAATCCTCTCACAAACTTAAATCCAGTCACAGGAATCTCAAACTTCGAATATGAAGTTAGAAAGAATGAAGATAAGAGACTTATCTATGTCTTAAAACCAGATTATCTGCAAGCATACATTGGTGATATGAGAAGAATTATGCATTATGAAAAGTCTTCTCAATACATCAATAGAAGACTTGCTGCTACAGAGAATACTAGAAACACCTCACCACAATAGGTCGAGATTCTTATCAAACATCATAACATATCGGTGCTTGCGGGAGCGGTCTTTCCATTCTCCTTCAGCACCTTTCATTTTGCCGCGTGAATGCTTGGTGCCATCTGAATAGTAGAAGTCTTTTTTAGCATCTGTAAGCCCACAATATTTAAAGTTACAAGCGCGATAAATTGTGCCGCCATGAAAATCGCTATCAGCGTAAGATATGATGGCTCTGACTCTTGTGTCTTTGCGTAATTGTTTGATGCATCTTGATACAAACCACGATGTAATATTGTATTCATCTTGTTGTGTGTCAGGGTGGATGCAAAGTCGTGAAAGCTCAAATAATCCTTCTTGCTCATTCCTCTCTAAACCAAATGCTCCTTGTGCAACTTCTGGAACAGGGAGACCTGTAAAGATACAGACTCCCTGAATGCCACCGATATTGAGTGGACTAAAATCATTAGACTTATAGAGTCCGTAGTTGTAACCTGACTTGAAACCTTTTGAGATATCCTTAAGATAATGAAACCGCAGAAGTAAATCTGCGGCTTCGGATTTGGTTACACGCTCTATTGTGTAATCAGATTTCACTCTTCAGCAAGACGGGCGAAGTAGGACAGGGTATCGTCATCCTCGTCCTCATCGGAAGAGGCAACGGTACGGGTAGGTTGCAGAGAAGACAACTCATCACGAAGGTCCTCAGTCAACTCACGGGAAGACCCACGAGTGTACTCTTCCTCTTCACCCTCATCAGGATCTTGGAAGCGAGGAGTGCCCTTGTTACCAAGCACATAGTCAAGACGCTTCTTCAGAGTGTCATAGTCCTTGAATTGGTCAGCAGCAACCAACTCTGCCAGAGAGTATTGGCGCTTCCAGATTGCTTCCATAGCGTCATCGTCGTCCAGCAGTGCATCAGGACGGGCAAACTCAGAAGAGTCGTAGTTGCGATAACCAGCAACATTCTTTGCCTTCAGTTTGAAGTTAGCACCTTGCCAGAAGTCAAACGGATCGATTGCTTCCTCGTCCTCAAACTCAGGTTGCATCGCAGCGGTGAGTTTGTCAAAG